GCATGGCGGCCGTGTTGTACTGTCTTGTAAGCCTTCACGCTTCTCCCGCAAAGTCAAGCGGAGGAAGCAGACGGGATACAAGGTCAGAAGTTCGCCCTCAAGGTACAGAGAGATTGTCCCACCTGAAAATCGTCAGTTTTATGGCGATCAGAGGGGGAGAAAAATCTCTGCTGGATCCCAATTAGGGTTGTTAAAATCTTACAACTCGAGTGGGAACCTTTCGTCGACGACACAAATATTGTCGACGGGTACTCCAAAGGACTCTCAAACCTTACAAAGGTGCTGGGATGTATTAAACCCAGGACCCCCGTATAGGTCAGGAGGACCGTTTGCAGCGTTAAAGTACCGTCTTCCGAATGCACAATCGATCGGTTCCCTGAAGATGTCTTCTGTCGGGAACCCATTTTTCAATGGGCTCGCTCGAGATGAATACTCAGGGTTAATTGTTGATGACGGAACGTGGCCCAATGACACGACCACTTCTTATTTCGACAGCAACATACCGACGATTTCCGGATATGACACTCTCGCTTGGGATAAAACCAAGCCCCACGTGTCCAGGACCAGTCTGGCCCAGTTCATTTATGAACTTAAGGACCTGCCTGGCCAACTCGAAACCTCAGCGAATCTCCTACATAATACTTGGAGATCCTTTGGTGGCGGGTATGCTGGGACTGTCATGCATCCTAGATCGGTTGCAGACAATTTCCTGAATCACGAATTCGGATGGGCTCCTTTTATTGGCGATCTCGTAAAGCTTTTTGATCTTTACGATAACGCTACCAAGTACATTGCTGACACTATAGTGTTCAACAATACTTGGATGAGGAGGAAGAGTGTTCTAGAAAAGAGTGAAACGATTACAGAACTTGGGAAAATTGCTGGCTCGGCAACAATGCCGAGTTCATCTGATTTCAGATTCCAGAATCTTCTCAAAGACTTTTCGTTTAACGGTGTTACTACTAAGGGCTCATGCACCATCAACGAGCGTAAGACAACTCGTGTTTGGGCTGTTGGCTCTTTTAAGTATTACCGACCGGAATTCGATTCGTCCTTAGAAGGTTTCGATTCTGATTGGACTCGCGTCCGTCAGCTCTTAACTATCTATGGACTTCGAATTAATCCGACACTCTTGTGGAAGATTACTCCTTGGACATGGGCCGTCGATTGGTCTACTCATGTAGGTGACTTTATTGAGCACCATGATGAGTTTGTCAATGACGGAATTGTGTCCAGATATCTGTACATCATGAAACAGACCGAGCGCTATGTAACGAAAACTTCGGTACTTAATGCTTGGTCCGGTCCCCGCACTTTTCAGTGGCAACGCCAACTTGAAAAGAAACAGCGGAAGGTGGCAGATAGTCCGTACGGATTTGACCTGACGTGGTCGAACTTGTCGGCCCGTCAATGGGCAATCTTGGGCGCTATCGGGATAACCCGACGCGACTCAGGATTTATTTCCCGTGGTGCATAGTTCCGAATTAGACTTGAGTAATCTAGTTCAACTCCACGGGCTAACACTCATACCAAAAGAGGTTAACCCTTTATGCTTTCAGATCCACAAACAATAACAGTTAATGCTGTTGCTCAGGTTATGCCACGTATCATCAACGAGAGTCTTCACTCTCAATACGTGTTGTCTGACGGGACTTATAGTCTCGACATTCGGCACCGATCAAAGCGGGTCGATAAAAAGATCCGCGTTGTGTCGCTTGTGGCATTCAACCACAGAAAAGTTGTCACTGATCCGTTGACTTCTGTCAATGATTATGACAACGCTCTGTGGTCGGTACAACTTGATCGTCCAGAAGTTGGTTTTACCAACACTGAGTTGATCAACGACGTTACCGGTCTTAAAACCTGGCTTGACAGTACCATGATCGGCAAACTCATTGGTAAGGAGTCGTGATGGATGATTACCCATCACCTGGTCTTAGGACTTCTCCATTCACCGTTCGTATAGAACAGATGATGGATCAGTTCTTTGACCTCGTGACGAAAATTGACCCATGTTTAGCAATACCCTTCGTTGAATTTGAAACGAAGGATGAGGCTATAACTGAGGTTCGTTTTATCGTAACCCTTTTACCTAAGGAGGTACCTGATGAGTCTTAAACTCAAAAAGTTCCTGTCTACCGTAGCCCAGACAGCTTTAGCTGCTGAGCTCGGCGAATCAGGCATCGACGTAGGAAAACTTTCCAAAGTCGTTGTCGGTCGTAGGAATTCCGCTAATTTCATTCGCGGTTTTCTTTCAGCGGTTGGAGACCAACTCGTCGGTTCGGACCAAAATCCGATCGATGTTGCTGACTTCCATGAGAAACTTTCTCGTACTGCTGACCATAAAGGACAACCG